TACAAGGTGGAGAAGATGCTCTTTCCTCCGTGGGAGCAGGTGCCGTAGCCGGAGAAGAGATTGGGAGTTCTGGACTCAAAACTGCTATTATCAAGGGAACATTAGGTAAAGTTCTCCCAGGAGCTGAAAAAGTATTAGGTGATGCAGGTCTTACAGCTGTAAGTGAGATTGGTGGAAAGGCATTAGGAGATTTTGGTGGTATTAGTCATATTGCTACTGGAATAGAAAATGTTGTAAGTGGTTGTGGGACTTTCTTCCAAGGAGAATCCACTGGTGATAAATTACAAGAACTTGGTGCTGGTCTTGATTTAGTGGGAACAATTGCTCCTCCCTTAGAATTACTTGGCGGAGCTGTTGGACTTGTTGGTGGTGTTATGGGAGCAATTGAGGATTTTAAAAATGATGGAAAACAACAAGATAAAGATGCAGCAAAACCAACTCCTCCCAAACTCACAGCTACAAAAGTGACACCAGCATTTTCCAGTATGGGACTCGCAGCTTCGGCTCCAATATCTGCTAAACAATCCATTACAGGATCTTCTTCTTTTTAGGCTAAAGATTAAGGAATTTAAAATTTAATTAAAATAATTTTTTTTAAATACTCATATTATAAAATGAGTAGTTTCTTTGTGTCAAGTAACAGAATCCAAGTCGGTCAAACTGATGTGAGTATTCCAAGTGAAAATGGTCTTGATTACAGACCAGGAGGTCGCATTGAGCTTTACATCCCTCCTACTTCCAAATTTGTAGATTTATCCCAGTCTAAATTAAAGATGAATGTTTCTCTTGCTATTCCTACTTATAGTGCGGCAAAGGGAGCACAGAGGGTTCAGTTAGATGCGGAGACTGGTCTTCATTCTCTTATTAGATCTATTAGGATCTTCTCTGGTCGCAAGACTGTTCTCCTAGAAGAGATAGAAGGTTATGATATTCTAACAGCCCTTCGCTTTGATTATGAAACAAATGATAATCTCAAAGCAGCAAGAGGTCTTACAGAGGGTGCGACTACCTATGACCAATCCACTCGTGGAACTCAGGGAACCACCAAAACAATCCAGAATAATATAACTTCCAATCCTTATTTTATGAAAGTTGATGGAGATCCTACATTAAGCACTTCTTTCGCAACAACTGATGGTGATTATGATTTTAAAGTCGCCAAGGGAGAACTTCATCTCAATACAGGATTATTCCGTAGTGAGGCTGTGTTCCCAGCTCTCCTAACTGATGGTATTTTTGTAGAAATTTTACTCCAAGACGCAAAGAGGGTATTCAGATCGTTAGATGGAACCAATCGCAATAGGCGACTGAAATTATGTCCTGAATTCCATTCCATTAATGGTATTGATGCTGACAGAGCAACCAGTGGCTCTCTTATAGCTGATGCCGCAACAGATGTTCTCTATTTATCTCGTGCTAATAACCAAACACACGTTGAGAATTGTCCTTTTGTTGTTGGTGAGGACATAACCCTCTGCACTCCTGACTATGATGGTGCAGGTAATGGTTCATTAAATGCTTCCAGTGCTAAAATTTCTCGAATAGAAATTGACACAGCAATTGCTGGTTCTTCTGATAAAGTTAAGATTACACTTGACGCAAATGTCAGTAATACTATGGGATTTGATATTACGGCTGCTGGTGATGCTCTTGTTATTAGTAATAATGCTGAGGCAGCGACTACTGGTTTCGATTGTACTTACACAGTCTCCAATGTTGAACTCATTGTCAAACAGATCCAAGTCCCTGATGGATATGAACAGAGTATGATGGCTATGATGAAAGAGGGCGGAACAATGAATTATGATTACAGGACTTTCACTAATTACAGATACTCGCAGTTAAGTGGTGATAATGTTGCGAATATACGACTCCCACTAGTTGAGTCAAGGGCGACTAGCATCTTATGTATCCCTACCGACGCAAAATCATACAACAACAGAGAAATGTTAAGTTGCTCTGCTACTTATCTAATCAATAATGAAAGTGATGATGTCCTTAACCGATCAACTCGTAGTGGTCTAACTGGTATAAGTGATGGTCTCCAAGAATATCAATTTATATATGATGGGAAAATTAACCCATCTCGTAAGGTTGATGTCTCTAAGATCTCTGCTAAGAACTCTATCTCACAGCAATGGGTCATTGAGGCCGAGAAAAGTTTGGCGATGGCGGATATAGAACCTCTGTCCTTCCGTGCTTTCCAAGATAACTTTTTCATAGGAAGAAGTCTTGCACTTGGTAAGAATGCTGTCTATGATGCTCGTGGAAAAGATTTTAATTTGTCCGTGGAATACACTGACGCAACCAATCCGCAAACCAAAGATAAGCTTTGGAACAACTTCTGCTCGCATCTACGTCGCTTAGAGATAAAGAATGGTGGGCTGTCGGTTATGGTCTAAATTTGATTTAAAGATAAATTAATAAATAAATTTGTAGTAAAGATGCCTGATTATTCTCAAGGTAAAATTTATTATATACAATCAACAAAAGATAATTTGATTTATATTGGCTCAACAACACAAAAATTAAATGATAGAATTCTTCAGCATAAAAGAGATAATGCAAATTCACAATTAATTTTAAGATACGATGATTGTGATTATGGATTAATTGAGGATTATCCTTGTAAATCAAATAATGAATTAAGATGGAGAGAAAGATATTGGCTAGAAAAATGTATGAATTGTTTTAATGTTATTAATGAAATTAATCCAATACGAAGTGAAGAAGAAAAACAAAAATATTTTAAAGAATGGAGAGAAAAACCCAGTTACAAAAAACGACTTAACTTATTTAAAAAAAATAAAAGAGTATGGAAAAATACTTTTGGATTATTTGAGGGTAAGACTCAGGGATGGAATAATAATTTGTTAGATATTGATATTACATTATTTGAGTAAAGATAGAGAAACATTAATTTAAATTTCTATCCCTTATTTTTTTTGATAATTCATATTATAAAATATGTCTTCTAATATGAATATAGAAATCCTCTCTTCAAATGTCACTGCTAACGGATCTATTTCTTTTAAGGATGGAAATCCGATAATCCAATTCATCATAGGAGAACAAGATCGTATGTTAATTGGAAACTCTGTAAGATTCTGTGGTAAATTCCGTTGCCTACTCTCTAGCGGATCTTCTTCTGTTAGTGATGTATCTAATCTTGCAATGAGTGAGAAATTAGGTGTTTATTCTACTATTGATACTCTTACCATTAAGAGTCAGAAGACTGGTCAGACAATTGAGAGCATTAGACACTACAATCGTTTCTTATCGTCGTATCTCCCAGTAACTACTTCTGTCCAAGATGGTATAGGTCATCTAAATGAAAGTGCATTAATTTTACCGAGTTACGCAGCTCAGCAAGAATCTGTTGTTAATATTCCATCATCTTCTTCTACTATGAATCATTTCTGTATGAGTCTTCCGTGTGGTCTTCTAAATGGTGGTGAGCCACTTGCTCTAATGCCTGAGGCAATTGGAGGACTCCTTATTGAGATTCACTTATCACCAGACTCTCAGGTTTTCCACACCAGCGGAGACACTGATTCCGCATCATACAGTGATTCATTCTATGAATTTAGTGATGTTTCACTTGTAGCTGAACTTATGGAACCAGAACCTGAGGTAATGCAGCAGTTAAAGAGCAGACAGTCGGCAACCTATGAATACAACTCTATCAACTCTTATTACCAGACAATTAACTCTGGAAATGGTATTATTAATTTCCAACTTGGTTTATCAAGAGTATTAGGTGTTTTTGCTAATATTGTTCCTGCTTCGCATATTAATAATCTTCTGTATGATGGTCTTGCTACAATCTATCCAACTAACAGTGATGGATCTTCTGCTGATATTAAAGAATTATTCTTTACCAGAAACGGAACTAAGTTCCCAATTGATTTTAATATTAATACTCTCCAAGCAGATAATGCTTCTAACAAGACTGCCGATTCCCAGATTCATCTCAACTTTGTCAATGCGATTCAGAAATTTATTAACAATCCTAAATCGAGCTTAAGTCCCCAAAATGTCCGACTTTCTGATGATTCAAGATTTGACAAGGATTTCGTCAATGGTGGTTGTGGTTTTGGTATTGGGGTCGCTTATGATAATATTTCAGATCAAGGTGTAGATTTCCGCAACGTAAATTTTGGTATTAATATGAGCCTTGACCTCACTACTGACTCGCCTCAAGCATTCTTTGTATTTGTGAAGAACAAACAAACTCTGGTATTTGGTCCTCAAGGATTACAGGTTCTAAACTAAATTAATTTAAAGATAATGATGTTCTCCTTTGTTATTTGTAATTTTATTTTTATTTCTGTTTTTTTTTATTGTTTTCATTATAAAGATAATGAACGCAAATATGTCATCCCCCGATCCTATGGGAAGTGCTGAACAGGGAGAAGTGCAGGAAACTATGGTTGAGCGAGCCCCGGTTCCTCCTAATGTTCCCAATCTTCTCCGTGTATCTCCAATGGATACTACAACCGCAACTGATGTTGAGACTAGCATTATGGATCCTGTTGTCAAAAGTAATAATTTTGTCCGATTTACTCTTTTGAATAAAGGGATACTCCATAGTCACTCAAAGATTACCTTAGCAGTCACGGCTCCTAACGGAGATGGTCGTTTCTACCCAATCACCACAGGAGTTAATAGTTTGATCTCTCGCTGTGCTCTTAAGGTTGGAACCAAGACTCTCCAAGAGATTGATGGCTATAATTTCTTAAGTGCATACAAGAGAATGTTTTTATCGAATGAACACCAATACGAAAGAGAACAAATTACTTCTGGTAATGGTTTAGCTCACGAATTTAGATATGATGATGATACTTCTGCTTCTCTTGTTCGTGTAAGTAATACTCAGGCATTTAAGTATGGTCTCAAAACTGGTAAAGAATATGATGATCAATTCTTAGCATCTGATCCCAATGTTGAGCTCCCAGACTCTCTCCGTGTAGAAAATAATCCTGTATTCCAAATAGCATTAGCCGATCTCTTCCCTCTACTCAAGCAGACTCAGCTTCCTCTGTATATGATGCAGGAACAAGTCTCCATTGAGCTCACCTTTGAGCCAGTCCAGCAGAGACGCACTTGTATCGTAAATGGCGGAACAGCCAATCAGACTATGGCGATTGACACTAATCAAGTTAAATTTATCGCGGATTATATCTATTATCCTCAAGAAATGATGACTCAGTATGCTCAACAGAATCCTACTATTACAATGAATCATTTTGATTACCGACACTCTGCTGTAAGTGTTTCGGCAACTTCTGCATCTGGCTCTACTCTTGTCCGCAATCTTGGAGGAGCTGGTCGTATTGTCACCAAGATAATTACTGGTCTCCAGTCTGCTGTTGCTAATGATGATCAGGAAGATGCTCTTACAAATGTTTTCCACTCTATCTCGCCAGAAGCACATTACCTCTTCGGTGAAGCACCAGCCGCTGGGAAATTTAATGGCTCTCTTGGTGCAAATATTAAATACAATGATAAATTCTTATATCCAATTGATGTTGTCAATCCTGCACGTCATTTCCACAACACAGCTCAGGCTGAGGGAATGGTTCCATTTGTTACTCGTGAAGAATATTCTGCTGAGGGTGTTGCTCTTACTGATGATGAATATTTTGGAACAGACCAAAATACTGGTGATGATGCTGATGAGAAAGGTGTTCTTGGAAGATACAATTGGTTATCATTTAGACTAAATCGCAATGAAAGAGTAAATACTCGTGGTATTGAGTATTATTACAAATATGAAGGCTTAGGTAATGGAGGAGCTTACACCCAGCGATCGTGGTTGGAATTAGCCAAAATCACAGTCTTACAGAATGGATTCGTAACGACCCAATTACTATAAATAACCATAAATTTCTAAATTTCCTTTTTCCTATAAATATGATAAATTACTAAAAATAATTTATTATAAATATTATTAATATAATGAGTCAGCCCACACCTCAACCCTATACACAGACCATACTCTTAGACGCAAATAGATTATCTTCAGAAGAGTTTTCTGCTAGTAATCTTGCAAATACTGATCCTGCTGTTTTTACAAATAAAGTCAGTAATGGAATCACACTTGATATTGGAGATCAAGTCACCATTCAGTCAGCACATATTGCTTCACGAGGAGCTGGTGGTGATGTCATAGAAATGAAAGGAAGAAATTTAGGTAAAAAAGAAATAACTTACACTAAACTCACAAATAGTTCATTTGTTGGATTTAATAATATTGGTGGTGGAGGAGGTCCTCTAAAATACTCTCCTACTGGATTTGCGAAACAAACAGCCTCAAATGTTACAGAACAAGTCGATATGAAAGATAATGAAGCAACAATTGTCATAGAATATTATAAGAGTGCGAATGGAGAAAATTGTTTTTCATTACCAAGAAACTGGGGAAATGCTTCCAATAGAAACGCATCTGTTACTGGATATGGAACTGGTGGTTCTTTCGCCACAGCCAAAGAATATTGGAATCAACCTGACGGCTATCCTCTAGGATTACAATTGGTTGGTCAGTGGCCTGCCTTCACTTTTAATTCATTTAATGAAACTGCTACTGGTGATTGGTCTATTAATCAACAATGTCGGTCTGTATCTGGTGCCGTTCATTCTGCTCGTAAAATTAAAATGGATAATTCACGATTTACTTTATTTAAAAAGGCGAATACAATTTATAATGGCTCTGAGTGCTCTGCTGCTGATGTTCAGTCATATTTGAGAGGAAGTGGAGCCATAGGACAAGGTCCTGATCCTGCTACTTTTGATTATGTCAGATACAAAGAAAAGAAAACATTAAGTATTAAAGAAGGATATAATGCCCCATCAAATATAGCCGAACAACTCACCGATCAACTACAAAGCACAGGAACTCCCCAAGCAGTAATTGAGCCAGCAGGAGTTGGTGTTTCTTATATGATTACATCAAATACAAATAAACCATTTCCTTGTGTTAATTATGAAATTTATAACTCATCTTGTGCCGCAGAATTTTTTAATACTACAACATACTCAAATCATCAACCAGTAGATTCAGGAATTTATCCAAGAGAAAATGCATCATCAATCGCATATCTAAATTGTTATGATTATGTTGGTTTTAAGAGACCAGATTTTGTAGAAGCAGGAAGAGAAGGATTTACTTATCACGGAGCCGCATTATCTCTCTATGCTCCTGGCGGATTTAATAATCCAAAAGCAACAGCATATTTATGGACTTCTTGGGTCTGGGAACAATCAAGATTAGATACAATACAAAGATTTTTTGATTCTCAAACAATGTATCCAGAACTCCTTGATGGTGGTGTTGATAATTATACCAGAACAAATTACAAGACATTTAATCCAAATAGTGCATCTTTTGCTGAGGATTTCAGGAAAATAGGAAGATTCCTTCATATTGATATTAATAAACAAGGAAGTCAGGGAGCCGGTGATCCTCTCGGTAGTGATAATTATAATGTTTCATCTGCTACTTCCAGTAATGATCCCAATAATAATATGTCGGCTCCAATATTTGTTTATTTTAATGAAGCAAGTAGAGATCTTAAAGCTGATGATCCAAAAGTAGCACAATGGTCTGCCGAAACAACTCAATCACCACCAAGACCAGAACAACTCGCAGGTGGATTTGCTTTTAGATGGAAAGATCCTGGGGATAACAGACAAAAAATTGGATTTACAACAGAATTAATTGGAGGAATCCCTGATTTACTAATAAATCACTCAGGAGCTGGATCTATTAGTACTGATACAAAAATTGGTTATGATCATCATTTTAATGCTTATGGGAATGCGGCTATTGGACTCAGTAGTGGATTTTATCCGTTACAATATTATGGTCATCAGGGTTATGAATCAGCTGATTATATCAATAATACTTATGTAGGAGCAAATAATCCTCTTGTAAATTTTAATACAATAGAAGCACGTTTTGAGATCTCCAAACTACATACACCAGAAACAGTCGGTAATTTCTACAACGCAGGAGATCCTCAAACTCCAGGAGATATTCTTGGTCCTCCAGCCAGTAGTCAAGCAAGTGAAGAAGTTTATTTCATAAATAAAGCTGAAAGATTTGTTTCTTGGTCTCCGAGTATGATGCCCTATCCAACAATAAATTTAAGTGGAACAACTGCCTCAGATAATGTAGCATCATTCATACAAGTAAATTCTCAATTACTAACAGGGAAAATTTATGATTCTCACGGTGGAATAGCCATAGTAGATATGGGAATCGATGAGAAAAATTTTGAGAATAGTATTTGGGGACTACTTGGATTTACATATAATCAATTTAATACAGATGTTCCAGATGCTGTAAATTATTCATCAAACAGATTTACAGGAACAACTGTGAATACATCTGGAGTCACAACTAACGCAGATATAAATTCAGTCACAGCCGAACAATATTTGATGAATGTATGGGCGATTCCTATGCAGAAACCAATGTTGAGTAGTAATGTTGATTATTATTCGACTCCCAACGCAGTTAGTCTCAAAAATGTAGCAACAACTTCTTCTTCTTATACCGTGACTCCGGCAACAACAATCCAACAGACATCAACTGCGATCCAAGCAACAAATCTTCCAAGAAAAATATTAAGAGGATATTTCCTAGTAAATTCAGATATTTTAGATCAGGCACAATATTATCAGTTGGCGAATCCTCTACAAACTATGGCTATTGTTGGGAAATATAATTCAGCAGATGACTTTGTAAATTATGATGGAGGAGGTCCTTCATTTACTGTTACAAGAAAAAAGACAATTACAGACATAAAAACTCAAATATTAGATCCAGAAGGAGAATTAGCCCAAGTTGGAGATAATAGTGGAGTCATCTATCGAATTGATAAACAAATTTCTACTGATCTTAAGTTCGCCGAAAACCTACTTGCTGGAATGTACGGAAAGTCGCCTCAGTGAGTCCAATAA